GCCTTTAACAAAACATTGTAAGTTAAAGGTATATCATTATTACTGGGTTCGTAACCTTCGTCATCAAAACAAACGGCAGGATCAGGAAGTTCCACACCGTGGTTTGTTATGCTATCCACTCTGTTGTTTCTCTAAATTATTAATGTAAGCTAATGTTGCTTTGTTCCTTTTGGTTAAAAATTTATCACCAGATTTTCTTTGATATTCTTTTCTTGCTTTATCGTAATCTTTATTTACGATTGCATCTGTAAAGTTTGGAAATTTCTTAATTGACCCAACATTGTATGTATAATCAGCTAATAAAGCTATCTCGGCTTCTGACAATTTACTAGGATCATAACCCATATCAACCAAATCTTTTTCTGTTTTAACAATAGAATCAGCAAAAACTTTAGTGAATAATCTATTCTGTTGCTCATCTGTTAACTTTATATTTTTATTTTTTTTTGTAAAAGCCGTAGCTTCTTTACCAGATAAACCAGCAGCTTGAGATAATGTTATAGCAACATCTTCTGCTACTCCTACATCCATTAGTGTATCCTTAATTTCATTAGATGTCTTTTCTTTCATGTCGTATCCTAAACCAATCGTTACTCCACTCGTTGGTGTAGGATGATGTGGTTTTGTACTGTTAGGGCCAATCTCTTGATTATAAGTTAGATCACCTAATTCTTTCATTCTTAACATTTCTTGTAACTCCTTTTCTTGTCTTTCTATTTCAGATATTTTTTCAACCTCTTCTTCAGTTTCAATAATATCTTTTCGTTCAACTGGGATAATTGGTGCTTTAGCCATTTCTCTTTCAGCCGCCTCTTTCTCCATTTGTTCTCTAATGGCTTTCTGAGGGTCTATCCTTTGAGCTTCAAAGGCTTGTTCTAAAAAACCTTTAGGTTGAGTAATCGGTTGCTTAACGGCAAGGTCGGCTGCTTGTTTAAACTCCTCGGCTGATGCTTGAGCTACCGATGATGGTTGGGCGGCTCTGGCTTGTTCAACGAATCCTCCCTCTTGAAACTTTTGTTTATCAACTAATTTTAAAAGATCCATTACCACTTTAGCTGTAAGGTTGTCGTTTTTTTCTTTTTTACTTTCTTCAATCTTAGCGGCTTCAACCATGGCATCTATATTAATTTTCTTTTCTTCAAGAGCGAGTTCTTTATCCTCACGTTCTTTTCTATTTATAACCGATTGTTTTTGTATGTCTAGGTTTTGTTGCTCGATACTGTCTACTCCTCCTTGCGCTGCTAACTGGTTCGCTGTGAGAATCTGTTTGGCTGACTCTGCCATTATCATAGTTAGACTAGCGCCTTGGTCAACTTGACCCTCTTGCGCTTTCATGAGTCCACCCATCTGTTCTTGGAATCGTAGAACCATATGTTCTCGTACGTTAGCCATTAATATTGGTTCAACCATTTTCATAATTGGATTGGCACCATTGAGCGGGTCTTGCAAGTAAGCAGTCTTCACGGCGATGTGAGCATCGTGGTCTTGTCCTGGAAAAGCTTTGATCGGCTGTCCACGTGTAGCTGACATGATATCGGCGAGAGGGTCCTGTTGCATCCCTTGTTTGGGTGTATTGATGAACCTATCGGGATTATCAACATTAGCTGCGGCAAGTACCGCTTTATTTATCTCTGGCATATTGAAAGTTCCTGGTGGTGACTGCGAAGCCAACTGTAACATCAGTTGAGCTTGGGCGAGTCTGTGTGAGTTCGATGGTATGTTCGGATCACTAACAGGAACCACGTCGACACGTCCATCGAAATCTTGCTTGAATATCTCGGCAGACTGTCCTATAATGTCATAAGGATAAGCTGTTGGTAAAAACTCATGGTTTATTCTAGCTAATATTTTAAACTCGTCCTTCTGGGACTTGTGGAGTCGTTTGTGAATTGCTGAAAAGAACTTACCCGATGCTTCTAATAATGCTAATGTCGTGCCAACCGGACCATAGTTCGTTGCGTCAGACACTACTTGATCTGTCGTGTCAGCAAATTTCTGGCCGGCAGTGGCTACAAAGCCTAACATCTGATAGAGAGTCTGAGATGGTTCTTTATACGGAAGAGGAACTATGGACTTGCCCAAGTCTAAACCCGTTGACTCAACATCACGAAACTCTCCCGGCATTATCGGAGAATTATCGCCGACAACTCTGACACCTCTGGCTTTAAAACCACCTGGTAAATTAGAGAACTGACCTGCATCTATTAGTGCTCTCATTGCGGCTGTAGCTGACATTGTTAGATTACCAAGGAAATGAATTAACCCTAGTCCGTAAAATCCAAAACCAGGTACAAACTTATAACTAACAAAGTGTTCTCTCTTTACAAATCGTGGATCTCCATCATTCCAGTTACGACGAATGCTAAGAACTTTCTTTGAACTTTTATCAACCGTAACGATGTACGGATAAGCTACACCTGTCGGACTGTTGAAGGGTTCTGGTAAATCTAAATACAGATGTTGTTCAAGGAGTTGGTAGCTTGGGTCATATGGGTTTTCATCGTATGCCGATAGTCCCATAATCTGTTCTGCTTTAGATGTGATTGATCCTCTGTCTGTTTGTTCGGGATCACCAAGATCAATTTCACTATACATACCCGCATCCATATCTTTTCGTAAATCATTTTCGCTACGATAAATAACATGAGTGTATCTATCAGCACGTCTAAGATCAGAAACAAGATTAGATACGTGAAACTGGTCAATAGGTATGAACTCTGATATTGGTCGTCCTAATGTTTCATCATAATAAACTTTCTTAACTGCCGTACCGATTAACGGTAGGTGAAATAACATTTTCTCAAACTCATCGAAATACTCTGGCATCTCTTCAGTAAGTTGATAGTTCATAAAGTCTTTCACACGTTGCGCTTGTTTTTCTTTCTCTGGACTTTGTGCGCCAACTATCTGAGTCTTAACTGGACCTTTACTTGGAAATAATTCTTGTGATGCCTTTGATTGAAACTTAACGGCATTCTCAATAATTAATGGGTGGGTAGCTGTACATGCACCATCAAATGGTTCTGTTGTTTCTTCTAGTTTAAGTCCGAGTAAATCAAAGCCTCGTTCAAATGTTTGCTCCCACTCTTCTCTTGATTCTTTGTCTGATTGATAGTTATCTAAAACTGTAGTGGATATTTCTTCGAGTTGGTCTTCTTCCATCAAGTCAGCAAGGTTCATGTAAAAGTCCTCACTAATAGAGGCTAACATCTTACCACTGTCTTCATTCAAAGCCATCTCAACTTCACCCGTTGTTGGGTCTACATTGACAGCTAAATCTTCTTCTTGTTCTTCATTTATATTTACATCAATACCTAAAGCTTCAGACTGTGTATTAAGCTTGTCTTTAGCTACATCAATTGGTGCCGTTATGTCATTGGGATTCTTTTCTATTGCCATAATTAATTAGATACCTTCCAGTAGGTTGCCTTATTTTTTTTATAAGTATTGTCATTATCACTATAATACGGATCATGGGGATGTTGCAAGTGCCAAGAATCTTTCATATAGTGTATCGCCATTACCATCGCATCCACTTGGTCATCATGTGCCGCATTCGGAAAACTGACGGCTTCATCAAATAATGTTTGTGCCCACAGTTTATTTGGCAACCATACTCGACCTGACTCTACCAAGGGTGAGGCAGCATAGGCTCTCGCTACTTTATCACGATCAGGAGTATATTCAAGTATTGGTAATCCTGCTCGTCTTAAATCTTGTATCAACGATTGCCCACTGGCTTTCTTCTCTATTATTATAATGTCTGGGTCGTGTTCATCAAATGCATCTTGTGCATTACTTCGTAACTCTGGATATTCAAATCGACTGCGAACATTACCTAATAAAATTAAATTACCGATATCTCGTTCAACTCCTTCACTATCAGTTTCAGTTGTAACAAAGATACCCCATGTTTGAATGACACTATAATCTGCCGTTGTTCTTGTTGAGAATGCTGTGTCCATAGTCTGTATTATAAAATCACACTGTGGTGGTTCTTCTTCATCCCAAATTCTAAACCACGACTTTTTAAGAATACCACCTTCGTCTGGTACTGGGTTCTGCATATACAATGATTCCCAATATCGTGAACCGTTGTGTCTACGAATTTCTGCTTCATCATTCTCTAATATTTCTTTTGGTTTCCATTCTGGAAAGTATGACTCACCAACTGGTAGGTTAAGAATTTTACTACTACTATCATCAACCCATGCAGGTATTCGTATAACTTCCCAGTTCATAGCTCTATCTGTACCGTCACCTTGACTGGATAATAACCAACCACAAATATCATCCTCGTGATATCGTGTGTTAATAATAACAATAGAGCCGTTCGGCATAAGTCTTGTTCGTAAACCAGCAGGATACCATTCTTTAATGTAACGACGACCCGCTTCACTAAAGGCATCTTCCTCTGACATTACGTCATCAAGTAAAGCTACATGTGCACCACGACCAGCTATCTGTGTTCGTACACCTGCTGCTACATACACACCGTTCTTATTTGTTTGCCATTTACCCGCAGCTCTAACATCAGATCGTAACTTGACTCCTTCAAATATTGACTGATAGTCTTGGTCATTTACCACATCTCTTACACTTCTACCAAAGTCAGAGGCTAATTGATCACTGTGTGATACCGATAGTATCTCATGATTGGGGTGGCGACCTAGATACCAAGCGGGAAATAGTTTAGAACAGATTAAAGATTTAGAACTACGTGGTGGTAAGAACACCATCAATCTTTTAATAGAACCTTCTTCGACTTGTTGTAGTTTTTTACTGATAACATCTATGTGTTTACCCATTTTAAAGTCAGCAACAAGCTTTGGGGCAAAGGCTTCTATGAATCCAGAGAAATTATCACGAACATTTTGGAATGCAAGGTGACGAAGCTTGGCAATATCCTCGTCGCTTATAGATTCATTACTTTTTAGGGTCATTGTTTGACGATACGACTTTGAGACCTGCAATTTTTACCAGTCTTTCCACGTCTTTCTTCTTATCACCACTCTCAAAGCCAGTTGTCTTTACAGTCTGCTCTACTTTATCTACAAACATGCCTAAATGTTTAGCAATATGTTCCATAGATTTGTTTGCATTTGTAAAATCACTGTCTTGCATAGCTTCATTGTAAACTTTTGCTAGTCTTTCAAGAACTTTTTCTTTTGTCCACGTAATTTTAGTTACAGCTTCGTCTTGATACTCTTTAATTCTCTCCATAACCTTTTCATTTTTCATAATTACTCTAGCTTTGGCTCTTGTTCGTGCATCATTCTTGTCTGGTTGGTACCCTGCGGCTAAATATGCCTTGACTTCGTCCCCATGACCAGCAAATTCCATGCAAAATTTCTCTTGCATAGCTGTGAGTCCACGAAATGTAGGAACTTTTACGTTATTATTTTCTGGTTTTTCTAACATTCTCTTTTCATACTCCTCTGGGTTGTGTTTTTGTATCCGTCTTAGTCTTCGGCGCTCTAATTCTTTCTGTATTTCTCTTAATTCTTCACCACCTCCATATATTCTCGCCTCTCTTTTAACTTTATGCAAGTTAATTAGCTCTTCTTCTGTCATTTTACCGTAGAGAATATGTACTTTCTTCTTTGTCATAGTCTTAAAAACTTTGAAGGGAGGATAATAACCCACAACCATCACTCCCTTCTCTTCATATACCAGGATTCCAAAGCTGTAGGAGACAAATGAAGCTTAAAACTTAGTCAAATTAGGACATAACTAAGTGGATTCGACTGGTAGGAATAATATAAACGACTAATTGACAATATGCAAGTGATTGTTTATGATCCAGTTTATGAGACCCGAAGAGTTTTTGTACCAACCCATGGTTCTTTTAGACCATCGAGTGATGGAATATCAGTTCTGTATGCAAAACATTCAAAATCCTAAAGGACATTACATGGAGTTTGGTGTGTTTGAAGGTAAGTCTATAAATTATCTAGCCAGTCTAAATAAGAAAGTAACCTTTCATGGTTTCGATAGCTTTGAAGGATTACCTGAACAATGGTTTATGGGTCATAAAGTTATTGAGAAGGGACACTTTGCCGTATCAGAATTACCTCAAGTTGTGCCTAATGTTGTCTTACATGAAGGATGGTTTGAAGATACGATACCTACTTGGAAAAAAGACCACACAGGACACATATCATTTATCAATATCGATTGCGATTTATATAAGTCTACGCAAACAATTCTATCACTACTTAATGATCAGATTGTTAGTGGTACCTTATTGCGCTTTGATGATCTTCTGCCCTCCCACATATCCCCATATCCAAAGTGGGAGGAGGGAGAATGGAAAGCTTTAAGTGAATGGTGTCTAAAGTTTAAACGTAAAGTCATACCTATGGCTCGTTCTTGGAAACAAGGATGTATTATGAAAGTAGATGTATAATGGTAGAACGTATTATGGATCCTAATAATATTAGGGCCGATCATTTAGAACGATATAACTTTGCCGTCAAGAAATTAAAGGATCTCAAACCTGAAAACATTTTAGATATTGGTTGTGGTATTGGGTATGGTTCCGTGATTATGCATAACTTATTATGCGCCTCGATTGACTGCATTGATAAATCAACAGAAGCGCATGACGTATTTGAAGAAGCTTTTAGCCGTGATGTCGGTAAGGTTAACTACATTGTCACTGACATTACCAAGTTGGATCCACACACGTTAAGACCCGTCTATGATGCTGTCGTATCGTTTGAGTTTATTGAACACATACCACCAGAGTTGGCGCAAGATGTATTTGACCTGGCTGCGGAGAAGTCCGATATATTTATAGTGTCGTCTCCGAACGAATGTGTACGACCCCACCAACTACCACCAATCAATGAGTTTCATTATAAGCATTACACCCCAGCCGAGTTTGAGGCTATGGGTAAACAAGCAGGATTTACAGATGTAGAATTCTTTTGCCAGACTAGTGGTAAACACTACACGGTAAGACCCGGCTTAGAGCAAGGGAAGTTTATGATCGGTGTCTTTACAAAGGCTAAAGTTTTAGGTGGGGGTATGGGTACCCTAGATTTACAAGTAAGGGGTCATATTTGAAAATCTGCTCATTTTATCTATGGTAGACACAATATATAAAAGCTGCTGCACGGTGTAATTTTTCCGTCCCCCATAGCAAAAAGACCTCCCCCCATCTCTGAGAGGAAGTCTTTTTAAAAAGTCAAGCTAATTATTTATTTATCTAAAACGCCTTCTTTTAATTGTCTAATTACTTGGTTGACAATTTCTGAAGTATCTAGATTAGGTGGAGTCCAATTAGCAGTAGGACTACTAGCCACGTTGGTATTAGGTGGCACGTCCTTAAGCTTTTCGATTCCGTGACCATTAGATAAAGCTTTTCCTAAAGCCATAATACCTTGATAATTGATATTAGTTTTTGGAGTCTCAAGCTTAGTAAAAAACTTTTGCCAATTGGTGAAACTCATAGCCTTGTTTAACTGACTTGCAAATAAAACCAAGTTATTATTAGAACCGACAAAATCCCAACTAAAGAAGTCGTATTTGTCAGATTTTGTTTTAAATGGGTCGTCAAAACTTGCCAAAAGTTTTTTATGATTTAGTTGATTTAAAAAAACCTTGGCTTTTCCTATGCTAATAATTGCATAGCCATTAACAGACTCAGTTTTTATAGATTCAGTTTTTACTGTTTCTTTTTTAGTCATTTTTTACATCCTTTGTAAAGGTTAATATTCTAATTTAGAACCATTCTAAACTAGGTTTGTGGGGACTAATCCACAATTTTAGCCTAACAAATTCCAACTAATAGTCAAGCCTATTCTTGAAAGCCTTGCTCACCGTGGCTTTCCAAGGTTGTTTAGAACCGTTCTAATTAGGATTCAAGGCTAATTATAAAATTTAAGATAAATGAATGTTTAGTATCATACGCAGAAGAGACGCATCCCTATAACGCATTAACGCGTTAACACATTACGATATACTTATAAGACACCAGGTATATATATAACACATTAACCAGGAAAACCATTATATATCAATAACATGTATTTAATTATGGGCAAAAAAAGGTCTTGCAATCGGTCGGAGTTTCGGTTAGTCTGGAATCATCGAGGAATTTTCCGAGAGTTTTGGGATATTTCTTGATTAATAATAATAACTTATACACTATTCTAGGGTATTCTATATTTCCTTCCCTTATCAGCTTTAGAATAGTGTATTAACAAAGGAGATAACTAATGGGAACTGTAATAAAGTCAACTGCTAGTAAGAACATTGGTCTTAAAAGAAGTTGGGGTGGAGAACGATATAAAGGTCAAACGATTAGTATCGTGAACCGAAAAAACAAATTTAATAGAATACTAAAGTCTGGAAAATTTAAGTATCCATTTGAGGATATATTCATTGACGATGCATTAAGGATAAACAGACATCAAGCAAAGTTTCTTATTAAAATCCTAAGAACTAAACTTGTCAGAAAGAAATTAGCTGATGATTTAGAGAAATGGGTTAAAGGTAAGGAAGAGCCAGACTACTCAATCGAGTGGTTAGGATAATATAAATATAACAAAGGAGATAACTAATGACAATTCAATTAATGAATGAAACTTTTAACCCACAGTACATCAATACTGATGGAGAAGATACTTATTTTGAACCCTTACAACTTGATATGTTTAAAGACTATACCATGGCAGTTGTTGTCCCTAGAGATGAGGACGATGATTTTTGGTTTAGTGATTATTGTGCTAGTGTTTACATAGGCACTGACCATGGTTCGGTAGAAGATAAATTTCTATCTGACTTAAAATCACACCCAACTAATGTTGGTAGATTTCTACTAATAGAGCAGCCTTTACATAAACTATATAACAAGGAGACATCATGGACTTAATTAATGTTCGTAAAGAGTTTGATGCACTAGCATCTAACTGGATTAACGATGAAGAGAAATACTACTCAGAGTATTGTAACTATATTATTGCTAGTGATAGGTACAAGAACTGTGAGTATCATCAGAAACTAGTCAAAGGAGAGATAGAACCCTCTGACATTCCTTCAAGTAAACTAGCCGATGGATATGATTATACTCATATCAGACGACTACAAGATTACTTTGACCAAGAGAAATTTTATACCAAGGAGGTATCATGACTAGAAATATACCCAGTACATTTGACGAAGAGTTTGCTATCCCTAAAGGACTATCCAAGATAGGTCTTAAAGTAGCTAGAGCAATTCGGTCTTATGCTAAGAAAAGAAACCTACGAAGTTATGGTAATACCACTTTCTACTCAACCCAACAATGGAAAGATAGGAAAGAGGATTGGGGTACAGAATCAGAGTTAATCATAGTCCATGATGGTGGTGATATAGCGAGGTTCTTTAACTATGACTATGGTGACTACGATGAGATTGAAAGAATGAACAAGATACTCAAAAGGTATGGATTATACTTTGAATCATGTACTTGTTGGTACTCTGCAATATATAAACTTTAACAAGGAGACAACTGACGATGTTAACTAAAAATAAAATACTCTACTATCTCAAACATGAGGTAGTAGATTACAAAAACTTAACAACTAAAGAACTTAAACAACTACGAAAACTGGTATGGACTTTGACATCTAAGATGCCTTGTCCTAGTCTATCAATATCAGCTTTTTTATGTAGAGTTGGAGACAAGCTATCCAAGATTAAGAATAGTGTTTGTTATTTCTGTTATGCTAGACGAGGTTTTTACCATATGCCTAATGTCAAAACAAAGCACCAACAAATGCTAGAGTTTATGAAATCTAAATACTTTGTTGATGTTATGGTGCAACTCAACTCAGAACTATCATTCTTTAGATGGTTTGATAGTGGTGATATTCAGAGTTTAGATATGGCAAACGATATCTTAGACATCTGTGAACAAACACCAAACTGCAAGTATTGGATACCAACCAAAGAGTACAAAGATTGGAAGACTGTATTAAAATCTAGGTCTTTACCTAGTAATGTTGCTCTTAGGTTTTCAACACCAATGAACGATACCCCACCACTAGACAAAGCACCACTAACTACAACTGTCTTTACATCTGAGGACAGTTTAGGTGCAGTTGGTGTCAAGTGTGGTGCTAGTTACAAAGACAAGTACGAATGTGGCGACTGTCGTGCTTGTTGGGATACTAATATCAACAATGTCGCTTATGCTAAACACTAACAAAGGAGATAACTAATGCAACAAGTAGCAATCTATAGAAACTTACAAAAGAACTGTTTGTCTATTCAATCTAGAGAACGAGAGAACTACGGAAAGATTATCGGTTATTGTAAATCGATATTCCTTAAACGTCCTAAGTTTGTTGTCAGAGAAAAAGGTAGACTAAGAGTTCTTAAAGAGGGTAGAAAGAATGTCCATGCTTTTGTCGTTGGTAGATGTCCAGACTTAAATCTATGGAGTTGGCAAGATAGAGATATCAAAATGGGTGGTAACCCTACGACCAAAGTATTCTACGACCCCTACAAATATTCAACCTTTGTAGATAAGGATGGCAACCCAGTCTACAAAGCAAGAGCCGTACTGGTTAATACTAACTATATACAAGCCGATATTACAAAGGAGAACTAATGACATATGAAGAATATAAAATACAAAAACTTTCATTTGGATTGAAACAGTTTTGCACATTGAATGGGTTACCATTTATGTGTGCAGAGGACTTACTCTATGACCACTCAGTAAGTAAAACACCTTATCAGATAGGGTGGTTAAAATTTTACTGTAAGTTATGGAGTGAGTGTATTATTAACCCACAAACAAAGGAGTAAATCATGGGTTTTGAACGACAAGAACTAAGAGAAATTAGAGCTGAGCTTGAGAAAGCTATAAGCAGACATCAAGAGTGGCATAAACAGTTAGACATTAAGAGTATGAGTAAATACAACTTTAATGTTGGTAACTGTAGCTACAATGACTCAAAAGCTACATTCAAACTTGAAGTAACTATCAAAGGTGCTAAGAGTGAAGAAAGAGTAGCACTTGAGAAGAGTGCAGACTACTTTGGTATTGACCTTAACAAGGATCATCCAGAGTGGATACTTGTAGGTTACAATCGTAAAGCTAGAGGATATCCAATACTAATGGAAAAGAAAAGCAATGGTAAGACCTACAAGTTTACTCTTGAGAGTGCTAAGAAATTATTTGGAAAGGAGGTAGCATAATGGAACTAGAAATGCTAGACAAAAAGGTATCAGATATACATGATGCCATGGGTCGAATAGAAACTAAGCTTGAAGAGTTGGAAGACAAAATAGACGATGTCGAGTCTCAACTGACGGCTAACTTTGAAGGGATGTTAGATAATATTCGCAGTTGTATCGGAGACGATATCCAATCTGCCGTATCTGATATCAACTCGAACATCGACCGACTGAAAGACTGATTGACTTTCACTAGATTAATTATATTATAGTTAGTCTAGTGGGGTAGTGTTCTTTTTATTATATCCTTTGTAGCACTATCCCACTAGCCTAACTATAACTCGGTGATAGTTAGGTGGTATAACCCACACCGAAAAGGAGACGACACTATGTCACATATTGGAAACGATGCTTGGTACGAGCAACAAGAAGATAATTTTTTAGAGGACTATGGTTCTTTAATTAATGTCATTCAAGAGTACCACCAAGTAATGGCTAACCAATCTGATAAGTCAGAGAATCAGTTATCTTTTGAAGTTATCAGGGTAGCTTGTAAGTTATTTCCTAAATGGAAAAAGCTTTTACCGACTGAGATACTTGAGAAAGCTATGGATTTTTACGAGGACTATATGGAATCTGGTAGGTTTCATGATGGTAAATATAAATCCAAAGAGGGAGAAGAGATTCTACCTAGCTACTTTGAACCAAGGGATGTGTAACTATGGAGTTTATTAAGATACTTATTTGGTGGACATCCACAACTGTCCTAATATTTTGGGCATTATATTCACTACTATTTGGATTACTATAAGGAGACACTATGCCAATTAGAAAATGGGATAACCTACATGTCGTAACCCACAACGATATGCATATCATATCAGTAGGTTCTAGTTTCTTGGGTAAAATTATCGAACCATACGAGAACTTAGTTCGTATGTTAGGTACACCAAGAGATGACAATACTAAGTGGGTCAGTTGGAGTTTACAATTCAACTCTGACCCTATATCTGTTGTGACTATTACATCATTAGACAAGAACAAGTCCGATGTATTTGACATGACCAACTGGTCTATCAATGGTCACGATATACTTTATTACGACAAACTAAACGTTAAACTTCATCAATTTAGAAAGGAGGCAGTATGACTATCGATGAACAACTAAACCAAAAGCAAGATGAGGTACACAATCTTCAGATGAGATTGAAGAAGTGTATTGAAGAACGAGATGCTCTTAAAAAAAAGGCACCACTTAGACAGTATCGTTACGTTGTAACTGAAACTGTCACAAGTGAACGATGGATTGAGGCTCACTCTGATAAGGATGCACTACACGAAATACAACGAATGAAAGATGGTGCTATCGATTGGGACTTAGAACAACACGATGCTGAAGTAGTAGATGAGACATTATTCTACTGTCCAGATAGTGGTGAGGGTCACGAGGAGGTGAAGATATGAGTATTGTACCAACGAAACAAGACTTGAGGTGGGCAAGTAGTCACTACCTATGTGAAACTTTACCACCAGATTATGACGAATGGTCTGATAAAAAACTTGATAAGTTTATTGAAGATAATGCTTGGGAGTTTTTCGAATATGCAGACCCTAAATTTATATGGGAACAAATTGAATCACTTGCTTGGAGTATGAGGCAATACCTAAAGGAGGGAATATGAAAAGAAAATTTATAATTCGTTATCATAGAGACACATCTTTTGGTCAAGACTTATACATCTACGATATACAAGCTAAAGATTTGCGAGAGTTAGTTGTAAAAGTAAATGATTTTATAAAAGAAAAGTATCTTGATATCTGTCAAATAGAGAAAGTAGAGGAGGTAACATGAAACATAAACTACTAGATTTATTTTCTGGCATCGGTGGGTTCTCTCTTGGTGCAGAGGCTAACGGCATACCAACTGTAGCCTTTGTAGAGAAAGACTCATTCTGTCAGAAAGTATTACGTAAACATTGGAGTAACACACCAATCATATCTGATATTAGAACAGTGAAAGGAGAAGATTATGAAACAGATGGAGTTACAATTGTCAGTGGAGGATTCCCATGCCAACCCTTCAGCCAAGCTGGAAAAAGAAAAGGGAAAGATGACGACCGATATCTCTGGGACGAAACTATTAGAGTCGTTGCCGAAACAAAACCAGAATGGTTTATTGGAGAAAATGTTGACGGACTTGTTAACATCCAAGACGGCTTGGTACTCCGACAGGTGCAAGATGATCTGGAAAAAGAGGGTTTCAAAGTCCAATGTCTTGTTGTTCCAGCTTCAAGCATCGGTGCTTGGCACCAAAGAAAAAGAGTATGGATCCTTGCCCACAATGTTACCAACTCCCTTGACAGTGGATGTTCAAGGAGGGAGAGCCAAGGACATTCAAGAGAAGAACGGCAAGTACTTTCGGATAAACAAGAAAGGAGAGAGACAAGGGGTGAAACTGAGGGACATAATCGAGGAACCCAAGATGTACCCAACACCAACGACTCAAGAGATAGAACATCCGAACATGGTACTGAACGACAAGGGGACAAGACGGATGACCAAGGACGGCAAGGACAGTCACAGTCTAAACCTAGCCGACACGGTCAAGATGTATCCAACACCATCGGCGAGTTGTCAGATGGATGTAGTGGCACCACCAGACTCAGTCCAGAAAAACAAGAGTGGATGGTCAGTCACTCGCAAGAATACAAAGACAAAGTTTGGGGCGAAACTAAACGATGTGATCAACAAACTGGATCACGAGGGGATGTATCCAACCCCAATGGCGAGGGACTACAAGGACATAGGGTTCAAGCCAACATGGAAGTGGAGGAGAGACAAGTCAGTTCCATCGGTAGCCCTCAAGAACAATACACATGGTGGCAAACTGAATCCAAACTTCGTGGAGTTCCTCATGGGATATCCTACGAACTGGACAAAGATAGAGCCAATCGAATAAAGGCACTTGGTAATTCTATAGTGCCACAGATTGCCTATCAATTATTTAAATCAATAGTAACTGTAACAAAGGAGGACGATCATGAGCAAGTCTATTGGTGCTAAAAATAAAACTAAACAATCTAAGAAACCAAAGTATCTAGATAAGAACCATCCACTAAATAAATTTTTAAGGAGTATAACATAATGGATCCAGTATCTTTAATCATAGGACTAACAATGAATCTATATACTTTAAACAATATAGATTTCTTTCATCAACGATCTGCCAACAACAAGACTATGAACTGTCGTTGGGAATATGTTGGTAAGAAAAAACCAGACCCACAGAACCCAAGCCTCACACTCTTGGGCAATGTGTATTATAAACAACACTGTGTGGAAAAGGAGACAGACTGATGACTAAACAATATAAAATATATAAAAGAACTGTACACGAGGATAGAGGAATCTATATAAGTTTTGGCATTGAGGAAGATGTCAAGGATTGGAAAGAGGAGGAACAAGAGTGGATTGAGCAAGACCTAGGTGTTGGTGATGATACCATTGAGGAATTAAAAATAACATCTACTGACCCAAACATTGGTAAAATATTAGGTGTTATTAATGAACACGTAAGGGAGGCTTGTGATGACTAAGGAACTGTTTGCTTTATACCTAGTTTTCTCTACACCAACTGGTGTGGAGGAGAGGTTCGTTATGGAACGAGAGAACTGTAAGAACCTGGAACCGATCGTTGAACAAGAGTTTAAACGATTGAATATTAACCGAGATGAACACAGACAAACTGGTCACATGTGTATCGGTTGGGAGTATCATCTCATAAGACAAAAGCTACAAGGTAAAGATGTACCACCACCACAACCTAAATATAGACCTTGTAGTGTACCAATAGAAAGGAGTGAGTAATGATTGAACCAGTAATCATTACCTTTTGGATAGAAATAAATTCACGATTGTATAACAAAACTATTCCAAAAGTTTATAACGAATGTCAACCTATAGTTGCTCAATTGTATGAGCAGTATGAGAAATCTAAACATAAACTTGTAGCCGTAAAATGTGATACTTTCCAGGACTACAAAACTAAGATGGAGTACTTCAATGGCAAAAGGTAACGGACATGACATGCATGAGGATGAAATTCTCTCTGATGTAGAGATAGTCTATGCATTAGCTAAGATAAAATACTTCAAAGATATGGTACAATTACTACCCATCAAAACATATTCTCAAGAAGATTATTATGATGCGGTCGATGCTATCTTTGACGACATATTTACAAACCCACTAACTAAAAAGGAGAAACAATAATGAAACTAGAAACTTTAAAACAAATAATGAGAGAAGTTATGGATCAAGTGCGAGATGGTACAGATGTAGATGATCTATCTGATCAAGAGATTGGTAAGTTAATTGACTATGCAATGTATGAGATACTAAATCCACCGAAAAGATCGGCTAAAGATAGGATATTATCCAGAGACTTTGGACGATGGGATGACCGACCTTGCGATACAGAGGCACCAGATAATGTAGTGAGGGTTGACTTTAAATGACCGAGTGTAAACGAGAGGGTTGTTCTCAACCAGCTAAGAAAGTTTATTGCTCAATTAGTTGTGCTGCAAAAGTTAACAACAAGCTGTATGTTAAAAGGCAGAAGAGTAGTCCAAGTTATTATCACTGCGCCTACTGTAATACAAAACACGAGCGCCGTAGTAACACAATGAACAAGTATTGTGACAATGTCTGCCAACAAAAGCATCGCAAACATATTCGCAATGAAAAGATAGAACGAGATGAGCATATGGGTAAAGCTGTCGGTAAGAAAAGACAGATCATATCTTATCTCAAAGATACTAACCAATGGCATTGCAACCAGTGTGGGGCAACAGAAGAGGAGGCGCCGATGGAGTTCCATCATATCGATGGGAACCGTCACAACAACCGTCTGTCAAACTCGATGGTGCTATGCCGTAATTGTCATGGGAGAACACAAAACTTCAAAGCTAAGAATAAGGGCAACTATAGTTATATATAGTTATATATAGTTATAAGAGATATATATAGTTATAAGAGATATATATAGTTATAAGAGATATATACAGTATACTTAGACATATATAGAACTAGCATTAGACTAACACTAGACTACTATTAGACTATATATAGTCCCCCTCTGTATATGGGGATAGGCTATCACTGATTTCGAAATCTGGCAACCCCTTGACAAAAATAAATAGAGGATGTATTTATAGGGCAAGACCCGCAAAATTATAAGGAGACGACTATGACAATAAACAATGACCCAAAGAGGTTTATACGACACACCAGTTGTGAGCAGTGTGGATCATCCGATGCTAATGCTTTATATGCTGATGGTAGTCGGTATTGTTTCTCGTGCCGCACCTACACCGAACCTCCCAAGGACAAGACCCGACTTGAGGAACTGCTCGGAGATGACACAAAAATTCAAGGCTCGGCATCAATACCACATATAATTGGCACCAGTAGACCTATCGAAGATCGAGGAATATCAGAGGAGGTATGTAGTTTTTATAATGTGACTATAACAAACCCAGATAAACCGAACTTATACAAACATCACTATCCATACTTTGATGATAACGGTAATCTTGTAGCTACTAAAGTCAGAAGAGTAATAGACAAATCATTTACTGTAGAGGGTAAGGTAGGTAAAGCCACACTCTTTGGACAACACCTATTCAGTGGTTCTAATAATAAAAAGATAACCATATGTGAGGGAGAGATTGATGCAATGTCCGTATCACAAATGGTGGGTAAAAGATATCCGATTGTTAGTGTTAGGACTGGCGCAGCTGGAGCCGTTACTGATTGTAAGAAACAATATGAATTTATAAATGGTTTTGAACAGATACTCTTGTGTTTCGATAATGACGAGCCAGGACGTGAGGCGAGCAGAAGGGTCGCTGAACTATTCCCACCAAAGAAAGTTTCTATTGTAAACCTAAGTTTAAAAGATCCGAATGAGTATCTTGTTAACGAAAAGAAAGCAGATTTTATACACAGATACTATGAAGCTAAACCATATACACCAGAGGGTATCATACTCGGTGAAAATACTTGGGATCTTATTGCTAATGAAAAGATAATCGAATCAATACCTTATCCGTGGGAGGGTATGAATAGTATGACCTATGGTATGAGACTCGGTGAGTTATGTACTTATACTGCGGGGTCAGGCATAGGTAAGTCTAGTGTAATGAGAGAACTAGCTTACCACATAATTAAAACAAGTGGACATTCAGTTGGTTGTTTATTCCTAGAAGAATCTATTGAACGAACAACCAAAGGTATTATGTCTGTGCATGCAAACAAACCATTGCACTTACCATTTTGTGAGTCAACTATGGAAGAGAAACGTGCAGCATGGGAGGCTACCCTTGGTACAAACAAGATAAGAATGTGGGATCACTTTGGTTCTACTGATATCGACAACATCATAGCCAAGGTACAATACTTAGCTAGTGGATTAGATTGTAAGTTTATTATACTCGATCACTTGACTATGATTGTATCAGCCATGACTGGTGATAATGAGAGAAGAGCAATCGATAGTATAATGACACGACTTAGAACTCTAGTCCAAGAACAGAACATACATCTTATGTTGGTATCTCATTTAAGTAGACGAGCCAGTTCAGATAGTGGACACGAAGAGGGTGCGATAGTTAGTCTATCACAACTCAGAGGTTCACATGGTATTGCGCAGCTCTCTGACTTTTGTTTCTCATTAGAAAGAAACGGACAAGCAGAAGACATGCAGAAGAGAAACCAAACTACAGTTCGTATATTAAAGAACAGATTTAGTGGAGAGACTGGTCCGTGTTGTTGGTTACAATGGCATAAAGATACTGGTCGCTTGACTGAAATACCTAACCCAAAATCAAAAGACAGTGACGACTTCAAGGAGGTAAACGATGGATTCAAAGTTTGATACAGTAGTTCTAGATATAGAAACAGATAGTCTCAATGCTACAAAGATACATTGTATATGTATCCAGGACTATGCTACTGGAGAGCAACGAGACTTTATACAAGAGCAAGGGTGTGAGGAGTTTAAAGAATTTCACAACGATGACCGTAAGTACATTATGCATAATGGTATAAGCTTTGATGGTCCAGTATTAGAAAGATTACTAGGTATCACAATACCTTTGGAAAATATTATTGATACACTTCTTATATCTCAGATGATCAATGCGCATATAGATGGTGGTCACAGTTTAAAATCTTGGGGTAAGAAACTTACACGAGGCGGTAAGTTGGAGTTCAAAGACTTTGATCAATACTCAGAAGAGATGCTAAAGTATTGTCAACAAGATGTACATGTCACTCGTAAACTAATGCAACACCTAGCGCCAAAGATAACGAGGTTTAGTACTGAGAGTGTACGCATGGAACATCGCATCAGAAGAATCATAGACCAACAAGAGAAGAATGGATTCTATTTAAATGTAAACAAGGCACATGATTTGTTGGAAGAGTTGAAGACAAAGTCAGAGGATTTGAATAGAGATCTTCGAACTATATTTCCAACAATATATACACCACGATTTCATAAGACGACTGGTAAACCATTAAAGGATCATGTCGATGAGTTTAACCCTAGCTCTCGTAAACAAGTAGCTGAGAGATTACAAAAGAAATATAAGTGGGTGCCTAAAAAAACTACACCGACGGGACTACCAGTAATTGATGAGAAAGTTTTGAAGGAGCTAGAATATCCAGAGGCTAAGATGATAGCTGAATATTTGTTATATGAGAAACGTGTATCACAAATTAAATCTTGGTTAAAGAATGTTAAAGATGATAGCCGAGTGCATGGTAAAGTTATTACACTTGGTTGTGTTACATCTCGCATGAGTCACTATGGTCCTAACATGGCACAAGTACCAGCAAGTTATTCGCCTTATGGTAAAGAGTGTCGCTCACTGTGGACTATAGAGAACCCAGACAAGTATTGTTTGGTTGGCTCTGATGCTAGTGGTTTAGAGTTACGATGCTTTGCACACTATCTACAGAATCCTAAGTTTACTGAACAAGTTGTTGACGGAGACATACATACCTATAACCAAAACATTATAGGATTAAAAGACAGACCGACGGCAAAGACTTGGGTGTATGCCTTTATCTATGGAGCGGGAGATGCCAAGCTTGGTCAGATAGTCGGTGGCAATACAGAGGCTGGACTCGCTAGCCGTAAACGATTTATAAATAAAGTTAAAGGTATGAAGACACTGACAAATAATTTAATTAATTTATTACAACGACGAAAGCGCAAGTATGGAGAGTACCAATTGGTTGCGCTTGATAAAAGAATTCTACTTGCTCGATCCATCCACTCCAGTCTGAATACACTTATTCAAGGAGCGGGTGCAATCATATGTAAGCAATGGCTGCTCAATATTATTGATGAGGTCGACAAGCAGAACGTGGATGCCAAGCCAGTGGCTAACGTCCATGATGAGGTACAGTTTGAAGTCCATAAGGAACAAGCTGTAGATTTTGGTAACATAACAAAGGAGGCAATGAAACGTGTAGAAAAACAATTTAACCTACGATGTCCACTAGATAGTGAGTATTCAATCGGCACGACTTGGAAAGAAACTCACTAGCTGTTGACACCATTGGCAGTATGGTATACTGTCCAAGTGTTTCTACGGAGACATTTAATTTTATTAACTTTTATATAAGGAGAAAACCATGTCAAAAATATCTGGCACTGCATACTGGGCGAAAGTCCACCAACCACACTTTGATCAGTACAATGAACAAGGTATCTTTTCCATTGATGTAACAGTGGATGCAAAGACTAAGAAACAACTACAAGATTTGGGTCTTGGTCCTCGTATTAAAAATAAAGGGGATGAGAGAAATGACTTCATCACCATAAAAAGAAAGTACACTCGTAAAGACGGTACAAAGAACCTTGCACCTCGTGTTGTAGATTCTAAAAGAACACCTATTAGTTCTGATATTTTAATTGGTAATGGCTCGTTAGTAAACGTAGCTTTTGACACTTATGATTATAATGTCGGAGGCAACAAAGGTGTCGGTGCATCTTTAACAGCTGTGCAAGTAGTTAAACTAGTTCAGTACAGTCCTTCTGAAAATTTAGATGAGTTCGAGGAAGAGTCTGGATATCAGGCTCCAACGAACGGTGCATCTAAAAATGAGTTGGAAGACGATAAGCTTCCGTTCTAATGTCTAGTAAGAAAAGCATAGATACTCTTGTAAAAGATATTTACAAATTGTTTGATGAGGGTAACGATAGAAAACCGAAGCCACATGATTTAAATAAATTTGCAGAGAGTGTGAAAGATGCTGTTCTTACTTACTTAACAGAAAAACAATCTGGTAGCCGAGGTATTCGTATGTCGAGCCTCGGTAAACCAGATCGTCAACTATGGTATGAGTTATATAAACCAGAATTAAGAGAACATATGCCAGCTCATGCACGAATTAAGTTTTTATATGGGCATATGTTAGAGGCACTATTATTATTACTATCTAAAACGGCAGGTCATTCTGTTACTGATGAACAGAGAACTTTAAAGCTTGACGGAGTAACTGGACATCAAGATGCCGTGATAGATGGGGTTGTTGTTGATGTTAAGTCAGCATCTCAATTTGGTTTTAGAAAATTTAGAAACAACGATATTACACCAGAGACTGATGCCTTTGGGTATCTTCATCAGATTGCTGCATACTCAGCGGCTAATAACAATGACGAGGTAGCCTTTCTTGCTATCGATAAACAAAGCGGGGCACTAGCACTGTGTCGCCCAAATAAATCTGATGTGCCAAATGCACGAGAAAGAATTAAACATTTAAGAAATGTACTAAAAGATAAGAATAAACCACCACCGAAATGTTATGAAGAGGAGCCAGACGGAACGTCCGGTAATATGAAGTTAAGTGTAGGGTGCTCATACTGTGCATACAAAACTGATTGTTGGTCGGATGCTAACGATGGGCAAGGACTACGGAAGTTTATTTATAGTAAAGGACCACGATGGTTAACCAAAGTGGTTACTGAACCTAATGTTTCAGAAGATATTCCATGAGTGTGTTGCGCAAAGAAAAAGGATTTTATAGATCTATCTTTGAAGCTACTGTTTGTGGTAAGCTTAATGAAGATAAAGTTGACTTTGAATATGAAACCTTAGTCATACCTTATGTAGTCCCAGCGATTCGAAAAACATATACCCCAGATATTATATTATCAAACGGTATTATAATAGAACTCAAAGGACAACTTACAAAAGAGGATAGAGCCAAACATCTGCGTATAAAACAACAGAGACCAGACTTGGACATTAGATTTGTATTACAGAATTCTAGAAATAAACTTTACAAAACTAGTAAAACAACTTATGGTGATTGGCTTAGTAACAATAATTTTATATGGGCAGATAGATTTGTACCAGTGGAATGGATAGATGAAAGACCAAAAGAAATTAACACAACCGACATATTCGTTAAACCCAAACCAAACCCGGATTGCTATCGACCCTACACTCGATACGATTACAGAGGTAAATAAAGAAGGCGAGAATGAAAGAGCACTATTCAGAGCCGTCATCTACCAAGCTTTACTTGATGCCAGTAATGAAAATGAAAACGTATCTAAAGAATCTGTTCAAGTTCGGGAGGATGCTGTACGATGGTTTAGTAAAAGTGTTGGTGTCACTGCTACTTGGTTTGTTGATGTTTGTGATCTTGCTGGCCTTAATTATCAGCAAGTTCGTTCTTTTGCTAGGAAACTTATTAATGACCCAGACAACACAGAGTTCCAAAGAAAGAGATTAAATGTTTTACTAAACATGACCCACAAAGAGGAGGCAAAATGACAGACGATTTAGTAAACAACCCACCCCACTATAAATATAATGACAAGGGTATTGAGTGTATCGAAGCCATCGAGGCTGCACTTACACCTGAAGAATATCGTGGCTACTTACGTGGCCAAGTTATGAAATACACGTGGAGGTGTAACTACAAAGGCAAGAGATTAGAAGACTTGCAAAAAGCTCGATGGTATTTAAATAGATATATTGAATTACTAGAAAAAGAATGATAGTATCTGAGGTTCCGGTACTTGAAATAATCTGTTCACTGAGCGCATGTGTATCAGTTTATTTGTATGGTAACGGATCACTGAAAGCACCATTGTTTGGTATTTGTTCACAACTTTTTTGGTGGGCATGGACGATACAAGAGGGTCTATACTTTATGATGATGCTCAACGTGGTTATGACATTAACACATATTAGAAACATAATTAAAATGAAAGGGAGACGATGACGACTTTACCAACTGTTTATCAACAATTTATTCACAAGTCTAGGTATGCTAGATGGTTACCCACCGAAAAGAGAAGAGAAGAATGGCACGAAACTGTGTCTCGTTACTTTGATTTCTTTGAGAAACAAATAGAAAAGAATTGTTTGTATAAGATAGATAAGAAAACAAGAGAGTATCTTGAAAATAAAGTTTTAAACTTAGAGGTTATGCCCTCTATGAGAGCACTGATGACAGCTGGTCCCGCCTTGGAAAAAGAAAACATAGCGGGGTATAATTGTTCTTACATACCCGTAGATCATCCCAAAGCTTTTGATGAAATACTTTACGTACTTATGTGTGGGACGGGAGTTGGTTTCAGTGTTGAAAAAAAATATACAGAACTTTTGCCTAGTGTGGCTGACGATTTCCACGATACAGAATCTGTGGTCGTGGTCAGAGATTCTAAACTTGGTTGGGCAAAAGCATTTCGGGAGGTCATTACATTATTGTATGCCGGGCAAATCCCCAGGTGGGATATTTCTAATGTGCGACCTTCAGGGGCACGACTTCACACTTTCGGCGGCCGCGCTTCAGGCCCTGCACCGCTCGTGGATCTCTTCAACTTTGCAAAAGAAACCTTTACTAAAGCGAAGGGCAGAAAGCTTACCTCGTTAGAGTGTCACGATCTTGTCTGTAAAGTCGGTGAGATTGTTGTGGTTGGTGGTGTTAGACGATCGGCTATGATTAGTTTATCTGATCTTAATGATAGAGATATGAGAGATGCTAAGTCTGGAGAGTGGTATAGAGTTGAGGCACAAAGAGCCTTATCAAATAACTCAGCTGTGTATGAAACAAAACCAGATAACATTGGTACATTTATGGAGGAGTGGTTAGCTCTATATAAATCGGGTAGTGGTGAACG